TTGCCGAGACCCTGCAGGGTTCGGACCTGGTTTTTCATCCGCATGGTCTCCTCAGAGATCACATCCGTGATGTCCCACATGGCGTGCTCGATGTAGGAGGGCGAGTGGATACCCAGCCCATCCTTGAAGCCCTCCCAGAGCCCCGACGCGAAGTCCTTAACCGCGTTGAAGGCCCGAGTGATCGCGCCCTTGATCGTAGAGATGACTCGGTCGAAGATGTTCCGAGCGATATCGGGGATACCGGCGATACCATCGCGGATGCCGTTGTAAATCCGCTGGGCGAAGCTGACGGCGTTCGACCAGGCGGTCTGCATCCCGTTGACCACGTTCTGCCAGAGCTGAGTGAAGAAGTTCCTCACGTTGCCCGGCAGCTGCTGGAACCAGGTGATCACGGACTGGTAGATCTGCTGAGCCCTCAGTGCGACGTTGACCGCCGTCTGAGTGATCCAGGTCACTGCGTTGTTGTACAGATCACTGAAGAACTGAGCGACCCGGCCCGGCAGCTGCTGGAACCAAGTCACGACCGAGTTGTAAATCTCGATCGCCTTGAGTCCGATCTGGACCTTCATGTTCTCAAACCAGGTCGTAGCCTGGTTGTACATGTCGATGAGGAACGTGGCGATCCGACCGGGCAGCTGGCGGAACCAGTCGATCACGCCAGTGACGATGTTGGCGACCGTGGTCCAGATGAAGGTCTGGAGCTGAATGTACCACCGGATAGCGGTACCCACCATCTGACCGATGAAGTATCCGACCTTACCCGGCAGTTCAGCGAAGAAGTTCCCGATCTTACCAGGCAGCTCCTGGAAGAAGGTCAGGATGTTGTTCCAGGCAGTCTCAACGCCTTCCTTGATCGTGTCCCAGTGCTTGATCAGCAGACCCGGGAGCGTGAAGTTGAGGAAGGCATCCATGATCATGCCGGGGATGCTCTTGAAGAAGTCGATGACCGCGTTCCATGCAGTCTCCGCCCCCTCCTTGATGTTGTCCCAGACATCAGAGAACCAGTCCGGCAGGCCCTTGATCCAGTCCCACACCGCGAGGGCGGCATCCTTGATCGCAGCCCAGAGGCCCTTCCAGAAGTTACGGAAGGCCTCCGACTTGTTCCAGAGGATCACGAAGACCGCCACCAGGGCGATGATCGCGGCGATGATCAGGAAGACCGGGTTCGTCAGCAGGGAGAGCGTGAAGCCCCTCATCGCCGTGGTGACGATGGTGATACCGGACTTGAGTAGGGGAAACACCTGGTTGAGCTGGATGATCAAGGCGATGATGTTCATCACCTGTCCAGCGAAGATACCGATGGAGCCCACCACGATCAGCAGCACAGCCGAGATGGCCGTGAACCAGAGGATCGCGGTCTGCAGCCCGTCGGGCAGGTCAGTGAACCACTGGAGCATCGAAGTGAGACCCTGGACGATGCTCCGGGCAAAGCCCTGGAACTTACCGCCCGAGTCGATCATCAGCGTCTCGATGTTACCGCGAAGGATCTCGATGTCACCTGCGAGGTTGTCCAGTCGCTTGCCCGCGATGTCCGCGGCAGTGGTCTTCGTGATCTCCTCGTTGAGGCGAGCCATACCATCGGCGCCACCCTCGAGCAGGTTGAGCACCGTCGGCAGCGAGGTGATCGGGAAGATCTGACCCAGGATGTCCATCTTCTGGCTCTGGGTCATACCCTCGAGCGAGCCATTCAGGGTATCCAGCAGCTCGGGGATGGGTCGCAGGTTGCCCTCTGCAGTGAGGAGCTTGTTCGACCCGTCTTCGGCCATGAGGCCGAGCTCACCCAGCGCCTTAGCCCCCTTGCTCGTAGGAGCGATGAGCTTGTCGATGACCTGTCGGAGACCGGTACCAGCCTTCGACCCCTTGATACCGCGCTCACCCAGCAGGGCAATGGCAGTGTTGATGTCCTCGAAGCTGATGCCGGCAGTCGCTGCAGAAGCACCGACATACGTCATCGTGGTGATGAGGTCCTGCACGTCGATCGACGACGCGTTAGCCGCGCCGGCCAGTCGGTCTACGACTCCAACCGAGTCCTCGGCTGCGATCTGGAAGGTGTTGAGGATCGTGGTCAGAGAGGTAGCCGCCTCAGCCAGCGGCATGTCCGTAGCCGCACCAAGGTTGGCGACTGCCTCACCGATACCAGCGATCACATCCTGAGTGGTAACACCCGACTTCGCGAGTTCCACGAAGGACTCTGCGATGTCGTTGGCGGAGTAGATCGTGTCCTGGCCCAGCTGGAGGGCCTTCTCGCGGATCGCGTCGTACTCGTCCTGAGTGGCGTTGGACACAGCGGCGAAGTAGTCGAGGCGCTTCTCGAACTCCGCAGCCGCATCCACCGCGACCATCAGCCCCGCGGCCAGACCAGCGCCGGCAGCGGTCAGTCCCACACCGACCTGGGTCATCGCGCCTGCACCAGTGTGCAGTGCGGTTACGGTCTGGACGTGAGCAGATCGCGCGGCGGTGTAGGCGCCGAGAGCCTGCTTCACATCGAGGATCATCTGTCCTCGAATCGTGCCCAGCGTCGACTCGGACAACAGGCCACCTCCTCACGGGGCTGATGGTCATGGTGGTTAGATCGGCGGGGCAGCGAACTTCTGTTCGGTCTTCCCGCTCTTGACAGGGCCAAGGAGGCGTTCCAGGACTCGCTTGCGAGCCGAGATCACCTTGCCCTGGCCCTTCACGCGCTTCTGTCCAGCGCTGTCCAGCTTGTCTTGCACGAATGTCCCGAGGTACCAGACTGCCTCGTCGAAGCAATAAGCCTCGTACGAACCTCGAGTCAGCCCGAGGATGTCAGCTGGCGTTACCCCGAGCGACTGCGACCTCTGCCAGATCGCCCATACGCGACGTCTGTCGCTGACGAAACGTCTCGAGGTCGCGGGTACCCCCGGTGACCCACTGGAAGAGGAACATCTTGTCGTCGTCGGGGAACTCGTCGGCGTAGAGCGTCTCGGGGTCGCGGAGCTGCTCGATGTTCGTGATCGGGTCGAGCTCCGGGTGGGCCTTGTTGTAGGCCTCGACGTCCTCGTCGGTCAGGTTGGGGTGGACGGGCGGCTCGACAACCACCTTCACGAGGATGTTGTCCATGAGCTCCATCATGTCGCTCATCATCTCGGGGTCGAGCTTGCCATCCTTGGTGAGCATCTCCTCGGCGTCAGCCCCCGTACCGCTCTCGAGCCCCTTGGTGATCATGCCCATGAGCGAGTTGGGGATCATGCCGTTGGCCATGAAGACCTTCATCCCACCGGGGTTGCGGACCTTCACCACCACACCGGAGGGGAGCTCCATCACGCCACCGAGGCGCTTCTTGAAGTCGCCGACCTGGCTGATCTTCAGCGCCTCCGCCTCCTGGGCCGCGCGCTTCTCGGGGTTACCGCTCTTACCCATCAGGTCCTCCTGGGGATCTTGTTGGATGGTGTCTGTGTTTCGTGTTCACTGAGCGCAAGTCATCAGAGCGTCACGCGCTGCGTTGTCGTACGAATACCCCTTAAGGGTATATCGTACGAATCACATCACGCAACAGCCCCGGATGCCCTGCATGATTCTTGCGAGGGGGCTTCTCTTTCCCGCTCCTGTGAGGAACGAGGATCAGGAGCCGACGGTGATCGGCGTCGCCGTCTCGCGCTGGATGAAGTCGTACAGGTCGTTGGTGACCAGGTCGCCGAAGCCGGTGCCCGAGCAGTTGGTCAGCAGGAACGAGCCGTTCGACATCTCGTACTCGAGGTCGCCGTCCGCCTTGCAGCGGTAGACGACACCCTCGGTGTCACCCCCGTTGTCGGAGATCGCGCGACCGCGGACCTGGAAGTACGGGCGGGCGTCCGTGGTCTTCTTGGTCAGCTTGCGGACCGCCGCCGGCGTCGTGCCGGTCTCGGTGATGGTCGCACCGGAGAGGATGCGCCAGATCTCCAGGGAGATACCACCGCCCTCGAGCTCCCAGTCGACGGTCGGACCGCCACCGTGGGAGGCGTACGTGCGGTCGTCGCCCTCCAGCGTCTCGAAGTCCTCGGTCTCCGCGAAGGAGAAGGTCCGGGACGCGGGGAGCTTCTGCGCCTCGGCCGTGAGCAGGGTGCCCGAGTCGTCGTACGGCGTCAGGACCACCTCCCGCAGACCGAACGGCAGGGCGTAGTCAGCCAGAGCCATGAGTCAGTTTCCCTTCTGCTTCAGAGGCTCAGAGAACCTCTGGGTGTTGATCACTCGCCCGGTCTCGAGCGAGATGGTGTGGAGGACTACCGTGCCCCGCTCGTGCCCGCAGGCTCGGCGCTTGCACTTCACCTCCAGGGTCGTTCGGTCATCCGAGAGGATACCGTGCAACGTCCCGTCGCATCGGAGCTCTATGGCCATGATCCCCTCGCTTCCCTAACGCTTCCTGTCGTGCATGACTGCCCGATCATCGGGCAATGAGGTGCAAGGCGATCCCCGATATGCTCAGAGATCGTCAGGCAGCATCATCACCCGACGCGATCAGCTGCGCGACTTGCTCGACGTGCGGGTCGAACCCGAGGTCTCGGCCTCGGGAGCGTTGGAGTTCGCGGGGTCCTGGCCCTCGTTGAGCGGCGCCTGGGCCGGCGTCGCCTCGGTGGTCGGCTCGGTGGCCGGCGTCGTCTGCGGCTCCTCGTAGAGCTCGAAGTTGCCGAAGAGCTTGTAGTCGGGGTTGGTCAGAGCGGCCGCGACCTCGTCGCTCACCTCGACCGGCGTGTTGCGGGGGAAGCGGGTCTTCTTGAACCCCTCCACACCCGCCTTCTTGAGGTCCTCCGCCGCGAGCTCGCGGACATCGGCGCGACCCCGGTAGATCACCTGTGCCATCATTCCTCCAGAATGAGTTGGAAACGCATGTACTTCATGACGGTGCTGAGCGTCTGGTCATCGAGGTCCTGGCTGGTCTCGAGGAACCGAACACTGATGATGCCATCCTCGGGTGAGGACTGGTTGACGAGCGTGGCCTTGATCTCCCGGAGCACGTCGTCGATCTGCCCGTAGTCGCCGGTCTTGGTGTCCGCGAAGTCGTGGACGAAGATCTGAACGAACTGACGGGAAGGGTCCACCTCTTCGGAGAGACCCTCAGGGCTGTTCTGCCCCAGCTTGTAGACGATGAAGGGGTGCATCTCGATAGCCGAGGTCATCGACTTCTTGGCGAAGACCCTCTCACCCACCCCATGAGACTGGAGCTGAGTAAGCTTGCCGTACAGCCAGGTGCGCGCGGTCATAGGTCATCCCCCTTTCGAGCCTCTCGCACCTCAGCCGAAGCGTCAGCGAAGATCTGCGGAGCGTATCGCTCCAGCGTAGGCATGATCGTGGCGAAGCGCCCGTTCTGGATGACCTCGAGCCAGAGGCCGTAGTCAACGGTGTGGAAGAGGTCGAGGGTGATCTCTCCGCCGTTGGAATCCACCGTTACATCGAGACCGCTTCGTGCAGCGCCAGTGCGGTCAGCCCAGGGGGCATCGGACTGAGCTGCTGCGAGGATCTGGTCGGATGCTCTCTCGAAAGCTGCAGCAGCAACTTCGTCCCACTCGGGACCATCGAACCAGACGATGATACCATCGTCGATGATGTAGTTACTGTCCATTGTTCGGACCGTAGAAGTCGATGGCAGCGAGAAAGCTATCCCCGATGATCAGGGGCCTAACTCCCTTGATCTGGTAGTTGTCACCCCGCCACTGGAACCAGTCATCCACCCTACCGTCGAATGTGTGTCGAGCGATCAGGAGGTAGTCGGTCTTCGGCAGCTCACCCGGCTCGGTGTTAACCAGGCCGTGGTCGTAGCGCCGCTTGGCGGGAATGATCCTCGCTGTCTGGGGGGACAGTGGAGTAGAAGTACCTCGCACCGTCCCCCCAGCAGCGGACTTGATGGGGCCGGTCGGCCGCTGGAGCACGATCTGCACCGGGTCCGCGTTGACGAACGCCAGCACCTGTCGCCGGCGCATCACAAGCTCCGCATGGTTCATCGCCGAACGATCCTCCCCACCCTTGCTCGGCCCTCAGTCGGGCCCGTGCTGCTCCTTGAGTACATCGTCACCATCGCTCGAGCGTTGTCGAGCAGGTCCCCGAACTCTCGCGAGGAGGCACCATCGGTGACGTTCACGAGGTTGGCGAACTGAGCAGCCTTGGCTCGCCAGCCATCGTATGCGGCCCGCTCCATGTCCGGATTGGAGTCGATCCAACTCCGGACCTGCAGGTCGGTGAACAGGGTGTCATCTTCGCTGCCACCCGTGGGGATCGGCTCACCGATCAGCAGCCGGAGCTGCGTGATCTGCTCCGGGGTGGCCGCCATGTCAGTCGTCCTGCGTCTGGTCGTTGTCCTCGTCGTCGTCGTCGCCCGCGGCCTGCTGGGCCTCGGCCTCGTCGGCCTTCTCGAGCGCCGCGCGGACCTCGCCGACCTTCTTCAGGCCCTTGATGTCCACCCCGCGCTCCTTGGCGATCTTGACGAGCTGCGCGGCCTTCATCCCCGCGTAGTCGGAGGTGTCGACCTCCATGTCGTCGGGGTCACCGACCGGGCGCTGGGCGTTGACCTCCACACCCGCCTCGCGCAGCGTCTTCTCCGCCCGCCAGCGCGGGTCGTTGGAGATCTCCTCGCCCTGGGAGTTCTCGAAGACGACGTAGTCCGTGCTCGTGCTCATGTTTGTTCTCGCTTTCTTGAGCAGGGCGGGGCAGCCCCGAAAGACTACCCCGCCCCTAGCTCACCCAGGAGGGGTCAGAGGGAGATGTCGTACGCGGCCGGCACCGTGTAGTTGCCCGACGCCTTGATCTGCATGACCGCGCCGGCGCCGCGGTGGCGGATGCCGGTGCCGATGCCGCGGCGGTAGAACGAGTCCACCAGCGGGTAGTCCTAGCGCTGGCCCGGGATGACCTTGAGACCGCGGTAG